TTGACTATAATGGTGCTTTAGACTATGCATTATTAGAAGAAGAAATTTCTGTTTATCAAATTAACGATGTTAAGAACGGATTTAGTGGAACTAAAGTTATTAATTTTAACAATGGTATTCCGACTGAAGAAATGCGTGACCAAATTAAAGCAGATGTTAAAAATAAACTAACTGGTTCACGTGGTGATAAAGTAATTGTAGCTTTTAATGCTAATGCTGAAAGTAAAACTACAGTTGAAGACATTCCGTTAAACGATGCACCGGCACACTATGAATATTTAAGTAATGAATGTTTTAATAAACTAATTGTAGGGCATAGAGTAACATCGCCAATGTTATTAGGAATTAGAAATGGCGATGGGGGATTAGGTAACAATGCTGATGAAATTAAGACTGCTACTTTATTATTTGACAATATAGTTATTAAACCTTATCAATACGAAATCATTGAAGCATTAGATGAAATATTGTTCTTTAATGAAATTAGTTTAAAACTATACTTTAAAACTATTCAGCCATTAGAATTTACTGAATTAGACAATACACAAAATGCGGACCAAGTAAAAGAAGAAACCGGTTTAAGTTCACACACTTGTTTAAGTTCAAGTATTGCTGATGCTTTAATTGAAAAAGGTGAACAACTTGGCGATGAATGGACTTTAGTAGATGAATTCGAAGTTGATTATGAAAAAGAAGATGAATATGATGCTGAAATTAATTCTATAAACGAAAAGAATAAAAAAAGTAAAAGTACATTATCTAAAATATGGGAGTTTGTTTCAACCGGTACTGCAAGACCAAATGCTAAAAGTCCGGAACAAGACAAAGTTATTGATGATGTTCAATTCATTACTCGTTACGTTTATAGTGGTAAAGAAAGCGGACAAAGAGAATTCTGCAATAAAATGGTAAATGCTAACAAGGTTTACAGAAAAGAAGATATTATTGCTATGGAAAGTCAAGCAGTAAATGCTGGTTTTGGTGTTAATGGTGCTGATAATTATTCAGTATGGCTTTACAAGGGTGGTCCACGATGTGAACATAAATGGTTGCGAAGAACTTATGCAAACTTTGAAGGTGTTAAAATAGACCCTACAAATCCAACTGCAAAAACTATTAGTGCTGCTACTGCTGAAAAGTATGGTTATAGAATAAGAAACGAAAAAGAAGTAGCTATGAAGCCGGCTGATATGCCCACAAAAGGTTACACACAAGAATATTGGAATAAAATGGGATTTACAAATTAAGATATGGCACAAGCACTATTTGTTACGAGAGATGATATAGTTAAATTTACTGCATTAAATGGCAACATTGATGTAGACCGTTTTGTTATGTATATTAAAATCGCACAAGATACACATATACAAACGTATTTAGGAACACAATTATTCAATAAACTAAATGATGATATTGTAAATGATGATTTAACAGAACCATATACAACGCTTTTAAGCAAGTATATTAAGCCAATGGTAATACATTGGTCTATGGTTGAAGCATTACCTTTTTTAGCCATTACAATCGCTGGTAAAGGTATATATAAACACACATCAGAAAACGCTACTAACGTTGAAAAGAATGAAATTGATTTCTTAATTGAAAAAGAACGTGATATTGCTCAACATTACACTAATAGGTTTATAGACTATATGTGTTTTAATCAACAATCTTTTCCGGAATATAACGCAAATTCAAATTCTGATATGTACCCAGACAAAGATGCTTACTTTACCGGATGGGTTCTATAAAATATTAAAATGAAAAAGTATAAACCAAAACAATCAAACGTTAAAAAATTAGAAATATTTTTAAAAAAAATAGAAAAGAAAGATGGCATTAAATTTTCAAAATATTAAAGGTGATACATTCGAAGAAGTAGCATTTGAATTATTATTAAATGATGAACCATATAGTTTGGTTGATGCAATTATTAGAATGCAATTACGAAAAGAATATGGTGGCATTCCGGTGTTATCTTTAACATCAGTTGCAAGTGCCGGTATAACGATTACAAACGCTTCTAACGGACTTTTTAAGATTAACCAACAGATTATAGATATATGCGCATTTAATTACTTATATGACATTGAAATTGAGTTTGGTGATGGTACTGTTAAAACTTATATAAGTGGAAATTTTTTAATTAAAAACGATGTAACAAGATAATGAGCGATATTATAGATATAAACGTAGCACAAACAGTTGAAGAAGTTACTATTAATGTTACTGAAGAAGTAATTCAAGTTAATATTAATCAAGTAAATGGTGGCGGAGGTGTACCATACACCGGTGCTACAAGTGATGTAAATTTAGGCGAATTTGGGTTGCTTACCGGTAATGTAGAATTTGACAATACACCTACAAATATTCCAACTGCTGCCGGTGGTGCATATTGGAATGATGCTGATGGTACTTTAGATTTAATCTTGAAAGGTGGTAACGTTAAATTGCAAGTTGGGCAAGAGCAAGTTATCAGAGTTGTAAATAAGACTGCAACTAATATTGATTTATTAGAATCAAACTACCAAGCGGTTAGAGTAACCGGAGCGCAAGGTCAAAGATTAAAAGTTGATTTAGCACAAGCCACAACCGACAATTTAAGTGCTGAAACTATTGGTTTAGTAACTGAAACAATTAACAACAACCAAGAAGGATTTATTACTACAAGTGGATTAGTAAGAAATATAAATACAACCGGAAGTTTACAAGGTGAAACTTGGGCAGATGGTGATATTTTATATTTAAGTCCAACAGTTGCCGGAAGAATAACAAAAGTTAAACCGGTTGCACCAAATCACTTAGTAATAATTGGATATGTTGTTTCTGCTCACGCAACACAAGGAAGCATATTTGTAAAAGTAGATAACGGATATGAATTGGATGAACTTCACAATGTAAAGATAGATACACCATTAGATAATCAAGGGTTAGTTTACAATTCAACTTTAGAAGTTTGGGAAAATAAAGCAATAAACTTACAAAGAGTTTTGGAAGCCGGTGGAACATCAAACAATGGAGAAATACTATTGAGTTACACCGGAAGTGATTACAGAATGTTTATCAATGGTGACCAATTATTGAGTTATGATATTACTACAAACGAATCTATTTCAATAATTCCGCCATTTATTACAGTTAATGGCACTTCAAATAATTTACTTATAAAACCAAGTAAATTTGAATTTTTACAAGGTGCATTTAAAACCGAAATTACAAGAGCTACACCAACTGCAAACAGAGTTATTACATTCAAAGACGAAACCGGAACAGTTGCATTAACTTCTGACATTCCATCACCTATCACAATCGATGCAACACCAACAGACGGAAGTAGTAACGCTGTAAGTAGTAATGGTGTGTTTGATGCTTTGGCTTTAAAAGCAAATTTAGCTTCTCCAACTTTTACCGGTGTAGTAACAACTCCATTATTGGCACTTACATCAACTACAAACGGACTTTTGCCAAATGCTTTAACAAGTGTAGAAAGAGACGCAATAGTTTCACCGATAGCGGGAACAATGATATTCAACACTACAGAGGGTTATCCCGAATATTACGACACTTTTTGGGGGTGGATGCCTTTATACACTTCTAACGAGTGGAAAGCTAAAAATGGTTTTGAGTACTCAAATGATTTTATGACTTTTCAAAGTGGGGATGGTTTTATTATTATAGCAAATTCCGGTTCGGGTTCAACAAGTATTAATGCAAGTACAATTAATAATAGACCGGGTATTCAAACGCTTTCAACGGCCTCAAGTGCTACGGCTATATCAAGAATACAACAAGTTGTTGGCTCAACTGCAAATAGTACTTTTAGATTGGGTGGTGGTAGAATGATAATTGACAATTGGATTAGAATACCGACTTTAAGCGATGTAACAAATAGATTTCAAACATTAATAGGTGTTGGTTCGAGTGCAAATGGGATTAATCAAAATTCGGGATTGTTATTTTATTATGATGAGGGCGGTGTTTCTACGGGTTCAACTGCATCTGCAAATTGGCAAGTTGTAAGTGCAAACGCAAATGTTAGAACGTGGACAACAACGAGCGTTCCCGTAGTAGCGAATCAATGGTATAGATTGACTATTGAAATAAACGATGCTTGTACAAGTGTAGTTTATAAAATTGATGGTGTTACCGTAAGAACAGAAACTACTAATATGCCTACTTCATTAGACGTTGGAATTTTAACGGGCATTTTTAAATCAGCGGGGACAACTGCAAGAACTTTAGATGTAGATTATTTAGGCTTTAAACAAAAATTCACTACTGCAAGATGATAAAATACAGATACAAATTAGAAAATTCAAATATTGAAACTTTGAATTTAAGCGATATTCCGCAAGGTTTAGATTATGAAACTATTGAGTACGAAATTGAAGAAGAAAAGCCAATAGTTCCGCAAGTAATTACTCGCAGACAGTTCAAAATCGCTTTGGCGGTGTTAGGTAAGAATGAGAATGACATATTAAACGGAATTAATCAACTTCCTGAGCCTACAAGAACAATCGCTTTAATCAGTTACACCGAAGCGGGAACGTTTGAAAGAAGTAATCCCGAATTAATATTCGTTGGTAAGACATTTTTACAAATGACAGATGAGCAAATCGATAATGTTTTTACAATTGGAAGTCAATATTAAAATTAGTATGGGGATAGTTTTATTCTTAGTGGCAGTCATTCTGTTTATTCCGCTAACGTTTATTAATTTTTTGTGCGTACTATGTAAGTACAGAATTAAATGGAGTACTATAAACGGATTCTTTCACGAAACGGCTATTGACATTGATAGGTTTGGCAATAGAAATTTTAGAACGTTACTAAATATGACATTGCAAAAAAACGGCTATCAATTTGGAAATATTAACGAAACGATTTCAAGTGCTTTGGGTAAGAATAAAAGAGATAAAACATTAACGAAAATCGGTTTACTTCTTTGCTACATATTAGACAGTTTAGATGAAAACCATTGCATTAAATCAATAGCAGAATGACAAAGAGAGAAAAAAGGGATTCGCTACACGTAATACTCGGAGCAGTTATAATGTTTACAATAGGTTTTATAACAGACTTTGATAACTATACAACAGAGGGTAAGTATATCGGTGTGCCTTTATTATCTATATTCTTAGGCACTTTTATAGGCTTTAGTTGGGAGTTATACCATTGGGTAAAAACAGGTGCTTATATGGATTCAAACGATATTATACGTACTGCAATAGGGTTTTTAATCGGTGGACTTTTAGCAACTTTATGAGAATTAGGTATTTATTTATAATTTTTATCGTCTTAGTTGGCTCGTTAGTCTTATTCAGTCAATGTACGTATAACGAAACCCATAACTATTATTACAATCCAATAGTAAAGAATGATTTGACCGTTGAAGAAAGACATTTAGTTGACTTAATAAACAACCATAGGACTAACTTAGGTTTAAACAAATTAATACCTGAGATGCTTGCAAGTGAAGTGTGTGAGATTAGAAATGTAGAGGATATAGATAATAACGTTCCACCAAATCATAACGGGTGGAATGAAATGATACAAGATAGCCAAGCTGTAGAGGGTGACCAAATTTTAGGTTATAACTTTAATAGCGTGGAAAGTTTGTTTAATGCTTACCTAACAAGCGCACAAGGTCATAGACAAGTAATTGAAAAAACAGACCGAACTCACATCGGAATAAGCCTAATCGATGGCAGAAATTACATAATAGTAGTTAAATATATAAGCAGATAAATGAATTTTTTTATTGACAATTGGATAGCCTTATTGGGGTTTATATCAGCGCCTTTAGCGTGGGTATTTGGTGGCAAACAAGCCAAAAAAGTAGAGATTAAAAAAGCCAATGGCGATGCAGTATCTACTATGCAAAGCGTATATGACCAATTTTTGTCTGACTATAAAGATAGAATGAGCGAATTGATGGGCGAATTAAACGTTTTAAAGGGTACTAATATAGAACTTCAAAGGCAGTTTAACGAAATACAATTGCAGTACGCAAAAGAAACAGAACGCTCACAGAATTGGGAAAAACTACATAGGGAGTTAATGACTAAATATGCGGTTTTGGAACGTGATTATGAGCAGTTAAAAATAGACCACGATAAGTTAAAAATTGATTTCAATAAATACAAAAAAGCAAACTAATGAGATTAGATAAAAAAGGTTACGATTTAATAAAAGAGTTTGAAGGTTTAAAGTTAAAACCTTATTTATGTTCTGCTTCTGTGCCTACAATAGGTTATGGTTCTACTTATTATGAAAATGGTAAAAAAGTAAAATTAACAGATGCGCCTATTACTAAAGAGCGTGCAGATGATTTGTTTGAAATAGTAGCTGATGACTTCGCTAAAAGAGTAGTGCCTTTGATTAAAAAACCACTTACACAAAATCAGTTTAATAGTATTGTATCATTTGCTTTTAATTTAGGCGTAAGAGCATTACAAAACAGTACTTTATTAAGATTGGTAAACATAAACCCAAACGATGCAAACATAGCTAAAGAGTTCTTAAAATGGAATAAAGCCG